GTGGAGTCGTTACTGTCACTGTTACAGTTAATAAAGAAAATCTAAGTAGTAATATCTTAGAAGAGGCAATGTACTAATATAGGAGAATAACCAATGGCTAGATACGCAGATAAATTTAATCGTTCACCAAGAAGAAACCAGGTAGAAAGGGTTGGTAGAACAAGAGACTTACCTAGAATAAGACAAGTAAGAAGAAGGCCTACTCAGCCTGTAATGCAGCCAATCTATAAAAGATTTGGTGGACAAGATATTGTTGATAGTGGTGACACCGATACAGTAACATCTGCATTATTTTCTAATCAGGACGGTGTATTAACTAGTGGAGAATATCATTTATCTACTGTTCAAAGTGCAAGTTCTGGTGAATATTATTTAGATGTATATAGAGAAACTGCTTTGTCAAATCCAGATAGAGAAGTTCAATTTTCTCTTGGATATGGCCACTTTAAGGGTTCAGGCTCTCAGGTACCACAATACGCAACTGAAGGATTTACTCCAACAAGAGCAATACATTCTCAATACGCAAATTTACTTTTATCTCCAGGAGATGAACAATTTACATTGACAAATAGGTCTGGTTCATTACCAAATAACCTAACTATGTTTCACTTTATTAACGTGCAAAGGTCTAGACTAAAGGAAAGACTTGATCCAGGAAACTGGGAATTACATCTTGGTGGTTGGGGTGGTCATCATTCTGGTGCTCCTCAAACTCCATATGCTAGTCAATTGATTCCATCTAATTCAGTAATAAAACTTATTGATGATTCAACTGTTTCAGATGGTACAGTTGCCGAAGCTGGAACAGTTTATAAAATTGTAAGTGGTACAATAGCAAATGGTCCAGCTCAAACATCTGGTACACCCGTAGAATATGGATTATTTTATCCTGATAATGGTGTATTTATTCTAGATTCAGAAGGAATAGATGGTGCAATTGGAATATATATAAATTCTGCATCACATGCATATTGTGCTACTCCAGTAACAGTTTCAAATGCAAACACAACAGCATTTTTCCACTCAGTTAGTGGTTCATCATATTTTGCAGCAAGAAATAAAGAAACAGTTCATGCAACCCATTATTTTGTTAGAGTAAGAAATCAGGATTACAACTTTAGTAATAATCCTTCTTTTACTTCTGGTTCGCAAGGAACATTTACTCATCCATCATTTTTCAAGGACCCTAAGGTTTATATAACTACTGTTGGATTATATAACGACAATAATGAACTTTTAGCAGTTGCAAAAATGAGTAAACCATTATTAAAATCTTATAATAGAGAGGCACTAATAAGGGTTAAACTTGAGTATTAGGATAGGTTAGTCATGATATGTCAATATTTAAGAAAATTCCTAAAGACGATGTAGCAATATCCCCGTATACTGCACATAAAAAGTATACGCTACTTATTAAGGATTTCTCTGGCTCATTTAACGGGTTAGAGGCTGCTGACATATATGTCTATGAATCAAAACATGCCCACTCATTCTTAAAGGATGCTCATGTTTCTCCAACTAAATATCAACACATAATAATTGGTAATGAATTTACTTCTGGAAGTGAAATAGAGACTACTAACAATTTTGCAAAAAGGTCTGTTCATGATTCTCTTCAACACATGTATTACAATTCAGTTAGAGATTTATCAAATACATTTTGTGCTGAACCAAACTTTAATGAGTATAGGGAATTAAATGGTTCTGCTCAGGTAATGTCAATTCCACAAAGAATGTTTGGAGATAAGATACATGAATCAGATAGCCATCAAACTTCTGTAAGAATTGTATCTGGTTCTGTAGATGTAACTGGAAGTATAAATTTAATGGAAATAAGAGATGATGGAAATGGAAACCTATATGACCTAGAAGCTGGTGGATTAGATAATCCATTGTCAATATATCAATCTATGACTGGTAGTTTGGTATTAAGTGTAGGCTTTAATGAACATTATAAATACCATCAAAAACATGTTGGTGCTCACTGCCCAGCGTTTCCAGTAATACTTGAAGATAAATCAAGATATGCTACAGACACAAGAGGTCACACACTATTTTTTAATACTGGAAGTAAAAGTCACCATGGTACAGGACTAATGTTGGCAGGAAAAAGAGGTGCAAATATATATGACAATACTAGGTGGAGTTATTTTAGGGCTAAAAAACATCAAAACATAGATTTTAGAAGAGATGAAGATTTTGCATTAAGTTTTTGGTGTAATCTTCCAACATCTCAATCAGATACAACTGGATACCATAATTACATAATGACTTCTGGTCAAGGAGACCATCATGACTATGAAGCAAATAAGAGATGGAGAAGTAAGTTTCCCTTCGATGTTGCAGTTTATAACCAAAGAACTGGATTAAAGGAAAGGTGGAATCTTAGACACATAAACACTCAAAAACACGGTAGTGGAATGCTTAGAATCTTTAATAAAGCTACCCATTCTGTGTCAGACCCAACAACATCACCTTCAGAATCTGTATTTATAAGACTACAAGATGCATTAGGAACAAGGGTAGATTTTTACTGTACAACACAATCTGGAGATTTTACAACACAAGCAACATACCCAACAATTAGTTTTCATGGCGGAATAACTTCTTCAGCAACACTAATGGCTAGCCAGGCTAGTGCTAGGATAAATCAAGGAATATTATTTGGATATACGGCATCTGGAAATCCGTTTCCATTACTTATAAGTGCAAGTGCTAAAGAGTCTCAATCCTTAGCAAACTATGGTGCAGCCTTAATATTTTCTCAATCAATTTCTGGTAGAGCAGGTAATGTTATAGGTGGAACCAAGCATGGTGTAAATGGTAGTATCGCTGGAAATAACACGTTTAATAATGGTGGATCTACAGATTTTGCCGGAGGAGAAGGTCCATATACACCTGCAATGATGTATACTGGTTCATATTTGGTCTTAACAACAAGAGGCCAAAACTATGCTGGTCCAACAACAACAAATCATGCAGATACTGGTAGTTATGAAAGACACGTATTTTACTGGTCAACTGGTTCGACTGCTCCACCAATACTACATAGTTCAAGTGTTGACGGAATAACAACACAAAGTACAACTGTAATAGACCTTGGTGCACCAACAGATTATTCTTCTGGTAGTCAAGATATTTATGCTATCGCTTCTAAGTCATTTCAAGTTATAACTGGTCATCCTGCATTTGCGGCAGCTGTACAAGACCAAACTTTTCCAGGATATACTGGAGGAGGACATTTCTATATGAGATTTGCTGAATTGTATCTTACTAAAAATGCACAAATAAACTATGAAGTAACGCCGTCAACACATGGTAATGTACCACAATTTAAGAGTGCTAGTGTTACTGGTCCATTTTTTAGTAGACCAGAAAATGGTTTTGACAGCCAAGGAGGAACAAATACTGCAGCCACCTTTAGTGCATTTCAAAGTCTAAACGGAAGGTTTGGCCAACCTGGTCAAATACTTGCTCGTAGAAGTGATGGCGTTAATTTATTCCAAGTATCATCATCTACAATGGTAACTGAAAGTTGGAACCATGTTTTATATCAAAAAACTGGTTCTATGTTAGAATTATATGTAAATAATAATCTTGAATGTAGGTTAACGGCTAGTGATGAGGGGCAATGTAAAAACAATGACGATTTATATTTTGGAGTAGCAACTAGAATGACTGCCTCAGGTAAATTTAAGAAAAATGATGCTGGAGATATATTCATAAATAGAAATGGTCAACCAGCTAGAGAAATGGTACGTGAATATATGAGACCTATATCTGGGGCTCTCGATGAAATAAGACTATATGATAAAGCACTAAATGCAGACCAAAGAAAATTATTGTATAATTGTCCAAACGGTACACCATTTATTGGTAATGTATTTTATGAACATGGCCTTATAGTCGTAACACATCCTTCTCAAAGTCAAGATTCAGAAGGAGAATTAGTCAGAGGAAAATACTCTGGGCTATTAAGCGAATGTACATTATCATTCAAAAACACATACGAAATACAAGAACACGAATATACTTTGAATATAAAAAGAGGAGAATATAACTTCACTATGAATTCAAGTATATTAGAAAAATCAAAGGAAGGAAACAGGGAAAGTAAAATAGCTTCATTTGTAACTGATACACCATGGAGTCCATATATTTCTACTGTTGGGTTATATAATGATGCTGGGCAATTATTAGTTGTAGGAAAATTGTCTAGAGCTCTAAAAAAAGAAGATGCATACGATACTACAATTGTAGTAAGATATGACACTTAATAGGAGAATTAAATGGCAAGAAGAATAAGTAAGGCCAGATCCAATGCTATAAAGCATGGATACAGGTCAGGTTTTGAACACAAGGTTGCAGATCAGTTAAAAGAATCAAAAACAAAGTTTGAATACGAAAAAACAGTTATAGATTATGTAAAGCCTGAAACCCAACATAAATATACAGTAGACTTTACATTACCAAACGGCATACTCATTGAAACAAAGGGCAGATGGGTATTAGAAGACCGTAAAAAACACCTACTAATTAAAGAACAACATCCGGAATTAGATATTAGAATAGTATTTCAAAATCCAAATGGAAAAATAAGAAAGGGTTCTAAAACAACTTATGCCGATTTTTGTGAAAAACACGAAATATTGTGGGCAAATAAAGAAATACCGGCAGATTGGTTAAGTGAAAAACTAGCAAAATAATTTTATAGTATCAATTATTTTTATTATATTATACTAATGAATAAGTTAAGATTAGTTCAATTATTAGAGTCTGTTCTGCTAAAAGGAAATCATAATCAGCAAAGTAATGAGATAACATTTCATTGTCCTTTTTGTAAACACCATAAAAAGAAATTAAATGTAAATTTAATAACTGAGAAGTGGCATTGCTGGGTATGTGGAATAGGTGGACATAGAATATTTAGATTATTTACCAAATTAAAAGTAGAAAAAAGATTTTTTGATACTTTATCTAAAATAACTGGAAATAAAACACACACTAAAACTGATTCTAAAAAATATGAATTATTATCTTTACCAAGAGAATTTAATCCTTTATCTAATTCTAGTTCATCTAATCCAGAGGCAAGAAATGCACTCTCTTATCTAAGAAAAAGAGGATTGACTAGTCAAGATATACTAAAACATAATATTGGTTTTTGTGAATCTGGAAAATATGGTGGAATGATTATTATACCTAGTTATGATAAAGATGGTGTATTAAATTTTTTTACAGGCAGAAGTTATTATGATGTAAACTTTAAGCATCTTAATCCTACTGTCTCAAAAGATATTGTAGGATTCGAATTGTTTATAAATTGGAATGAGCCAATTACAATTGTTGAAGGAGCATTTGACGCAATTGCTGTAAAGAGAAATTGTATTCCTTTATTTGGTAAACTAATATTAGATAACTTAAAGATTAAAATTCTAGAAAATAATGTTAAAAGAGTGAATATTGCCTTGGATAAAGATGCAATGAAAAACGCAATTCAAATGGCTGAATATTTTAATAGTAGAGGAATAGATGTTCACTTTGTAGAATTACCAGAGCAAGACCCATCAGAATTAGGTTTTAAGCGCATAACAGAAATAATACAGTCTATAAAAAAATTGACACCACAAAAATTATTGGAGTATAAAATACATGCATACTAATATTGGATTTGATAACGTAGAAAAGATTCTACACATAGCTGATGTACACATTAGAAACTATAAAAGGCATAAGGAATATAGGCAAGTTTTCAGAAAATTGTATAAAGAAGCAAAACAATTACCTAAAAATAGTTTAATATATTTGGCTGGAGATATTGTTCATACTAAGACAGATATAAGTCCTGAGTTAGTACAAATTGTTAGCGAGTTTCTAAATAAATTGGCCAATATAAGACCAACCGTTGTTATAGCTGGAAATCATGATGCAAACCTAAATAATTCTTCTAGGTTAGATTCTTTAACCCCAATAATAGAAAATCTTGCAAATGAAAATCTATTTTACCTTAGAGATAGCGGAATATATAGTATTGCAGACGTAGATTTTATTGTTTATTCTGTTTTGAATGATTCTGATACATGGCCAAATGCAAAAGATTCAAAGTCAAAAAATAGAATAGGTGTTTTTCATGGAGCAGTTAATAATTCTAAGACGGATGCTGGGTATACTGTTAGAGATGAAAATTTACCGTTAAAAACATTTGATGGTTGTCACATGGTAATGTTAGGAGATATTCATAAGTATCAATATCTAAATAAGTCTGAAACCGTTGCATATGCTGGTTCTTTAATACAACAAAATTTTGGTGAAACATTTGAAAACCACGGCTATTTAATATGGGATGTTAAGACTAGAAAATCTGAATTTTTTAATATACATAACGACTATGGATATTATACATTAAGAATAAAGGATGGAATATTACCAAATATTGATGACATTCCAAAATACCCTAGATTGAGATTTATAACTGAGAATACTACACAAGCACAAATAAAAGAATTACTTGTTGAAATTAGAAAAAAATGCAAGGTACATGATTTTGTAGTAATAAAAGGAGACAAATTATCCAGTGTTTCAAATAATTCTAGAGGAAGTATAGCAATAACAAAAGATATTAGAGATTCAGAATATCAGAGTAAGTTAATAGAAGAACACCTAGAAAGAAATTTTTCTATGATTGACGATTCAATATTAACTAGAATACGCAACATAAATAGAGACTTAAATAAACTTTTACCAGATGTAGAGATAGGTAGAAATATAAATTGGAAACCTAAAAAATTCGAGTTTTCCAATATGTTTAGTTACGGCGAAAATAACGTTATTGAGTTTGATAAAATGAATGGCGCTATCGGTATATTTGCACCAAATCACGCAGGTAAATCTGCAATACTAGACGCTTTGGCATATTGTATATTTGATAAATGTTCTAGAACAAAAATGGCTGCAGCCGTAATAAACAATAAAAAAAATACATTTAAGTGTAAACTAAATTTTGAAATAGACGGTGTAGACTATTTTATAGAGAGAAGAGGAAAAAGAAAAAAGGATGGAGGTGCAAGGGTAGACGTAGACTTTTGGATGATTGGAGAAGACGGTAATCCAATATCATTAAATGGAGACCAAAGAGTATATACTAATAAGAATATTAGGGGTTACTTAGGAAACTATGACGATTTTGCGTTAACTGCTCTTTCTGTTCAAAATAATAATACTGGTTTTATTGATAAAACCCAGACAGAGAAAAAAGACCTTTTAGCACAGTTTTTAGATATAAGTGTTTTTGAAGAACTATATCATTTTGCAAATGAAGAAATAAAGGATGTCCAGGTCTTATTAAAGGATTTTAAGAATACAGACTTTTCTCAAAAATTACACGATGAAAATATTTTACTAGCAGAGCTAAAAGAAAAATATAAGGTGATTGAGAAAGAAAAGGCAGAATTATTAAAAAGTGAAAAATCTGTAAATAAAAAGATTATAGAATATACGTCTAAAATAATACAGCTAGATCCTGAAGTACCTGAGAGTGTAGAAACACTAGAATCTGATGCAAAACAACTAATATCCAATATAAAGATAGAAAAACAAAAATTAGAAAAATATGAAAAATATACTCAGGAAAACAAGAAAGAATTTCTAGAGGCAACAAAGTTAATAAATGGTTATGATAGAGAACAAATAAATAAAGATTCACAAAGAAGCTCTGAAGTAGATAAGCTATTACAAAAAATAAACCATGAAATAGAAATGATGAAGGTAAAGGTAAATGGTAAATTAGATATAGTTAAACAGCTTCATGACCATGAGTATGACCCGGATTGTGAATACTGCTCGGATAATTCATTTGTTAAAAGCGCTGAAAAAGCGAGACAAGAATTACCAAAACTAAAATTAGATACAGAAAGATTGTTGAAATCTAAAAATAATTTAGAATTAGAATCAAACAATTTGGCTGGTTCTGTAATAAAGTCTGTGGAACTAGATAAATTAGATGCAAAACTATCTTTGATAAAACAATACCAATCTGAAATAAAGGTAAAAACTGTAACTAGAAAATCTAATATTTCAACTAAAGAGTCATTACAAAAATCTATAAACGCCTCTATTGAAAAATATTATGATAACAAGCGATCAATACTTTCAAATAGTAGAATAACAGAAAAAATATCTAAAAAAGAAACTGAATTAGAATCTGTAAAAGATAACTTATCCACAGTAAATACTAAACTACAAACTTCATTTAGTGATATTAGTGTTTGTCAAAAAACAATAGAAAACATATTAGATTCTATTGAACGAGCACATGACCTAGAAGAAAGGTTAAAGGCATATGAATATTATCTAAGTGCAATACAGAGAGATGGTGTACCTTATGAACTAATATCTGAAATTCTTCCGTATGTAGAAGAAGAGGTTAATATTATACTTTCCCAAATAACAGATTTTTCAATACAATTTGAAACAGATGGTAGAAATATAAATACATTTATAGTATATAGTGATGATGAAAAATGGGCCTTGGAAATGACTTCTGGAATGGAAAAGTTTGTAAGTTCTTTAGCTATACGGGTCGCTTTGATAAATGTATCTAATCTACCTAGGCCAAACTTTCTTGCAATAGATGAAGGGTTTGGAAACCTAGATTCTGCAAATCTAAATTCTATTTTTTCTCTATTTGACTATCTAAAATTAAATTTTGATTTCATGATTGTAATATCTCATATAGATTTAATGAAAGATGCAACTGATAACATATTAGAAATAACACAAAACAAAGGTTATAGCAAGGTATTGTACTAAATTCAACTCTTAATTGATATTTATATATTGATTAGTTAGGAGTTTTACATGGCAAAAATATTAAGGTTCAAAGAGCCTAATGCGTACACACCGTTAGATTACAGGAATTTAGATACCATCCCGGTATTTATAGCAGAAGAGGGTGGTAATTCATACGATTATTTTGGATTCACTGAGGTACCTGAAGAATTAGCTGCTGGAAGAAATTTATTAGCTTTAACTGGTACAAAAAATTTAGTTCCAGGTTCAGAAATTGCAATAGAAGTATTAGATGCTAATGGTAATTTAATACCTGTTAGAACATTTGACCATATTGGATTTGGCCAACAGAGGGTATTTTCAATAGAGGTAGCAGAAGGTGTACCAGAAGGAGATGCAGTAATTACTGTTTGTGGTGTAGTAAAGGGTAAAGTAGCTTACGATTCGGCAGCCCAAAGAAATCTCTCTGAAAGAATGCCTCGTAGATTTGTTAATCAATTCAATATACGTTGGCAAAAAAGATTAAATTGTTATCCTAGAAAAAGAAATACTTCTGATATTGTATTTTTTCCTAATCCAGATATAACAATAGAAGAAATAAAAAGACCCTATTGGAAATTAAACTATAACCAAGATTTAGCTACAACTCCACAAAATCAAGCGACAAACTCATTTGAATTAGTAGCACCATTTACAAATAGTCAAGAAGTACAGATAGATGTAAAAGATGGATTCATATATAGATTCATAGCATCTAGTCCAACTGCAACCCCTACAGATTCTTCACCAGTTTTCTTTTTTGGTACAGGCTCATCAATAGCAGAAGACGTTGTTGCTGTTAGAGACCAAATAAATGCTGCTGGAATAGGTGTAATAGCACAAACTGGTTCTTCAACATCTATATTAGGAATAACTGCTTCTGCCCCAGGTATAGCTGGTAATGAATACTTAGTATACACTAGTTCTTTTTCTGTATTATTAAATACGGCTTCTGTATGTATATCACATGAATCTTTATCTATGTTTAGAACCCAATCAAATGAGTTAAGTTCAAGTGGTTGGAACTTTAGTTCTGGTAGTTTTTTCGTAGGACACTCTGAAACTAATACTGTTAGATTTGCTATAACGGGTTCTCAATATGCTGATGGAGCTAATAATATAACTAGTGGTCCAGACATTGGTCCAACTATATTTATACCTTCTGGAACATCTAATACAGTAATGGCTAATACTATAGTTTCTCATTTTAACTTTAGTTCATCACTCTTTGCATATAGTTCTTCAATAGGACATATGTCTGCTTCGTATGAAAATGAAGAACTCTGTTTTCATTCTAAGATACCTTCTGGTTCTGACGGAAATAATTATGTATTTCAAACAACTTCATCCACAGCAACTGTTCACACAGTAAATTTATCTGGTGGAGTTGGACATACCCATGGACCATTTACAACAAGCCTTCAAGCTCAATTAGGAGGTGGTACCCAAATCAATACATCGGTAAACACCGGCTCAACATACTCATTAGTATCTACAGCTTCAATATCTGATAACGGCCTAACTAACACGTCTACAAATATAAAATATGAAGTACAAGGAGAAAAATACTTTTTATATTGTGAACCAAATCCTGACTTTGGCGGTTTTACCGATGATATGGTTGGTGGTACTATATTTTTTCCAAAACCAGTAAGTCCATTTCCCGCATCCAACACTGGACCGTATAATAGTCCAAATTATAATGAATTAGAAGATGGTGATGGAAATGGTTCTTTAGATACTGGTTCAGGACAATTTATATATACAAATCAGGGAGCATACGCAACATATATTATAGAGAGAATATCTCCACTACAAGTTAGAGTAAATAGCCCTCATACAACATTTCAGGGTTTTGGTAGGGTAAATCAAAAAGAAGTATTTCACCGTAAATTCGATTACAGCCCATTTAGATTAGATTGGGGACAAGATCCAGTATCAAAAGAAGATTCATTGGCTGGTAAGGATAGAATAGATGGAAACAAAAAGTTTTATACTTCATATGCGTATGTTCAATTTAATAATTTAACACCTTTAACTGGTGATATTACAAGAATAAAAACATACATAAGAAATGACCAAACAGTAAATGATTATCATTTGGTTGGAGATAATCCAGTTTTTGCTCCAGAATTATTGATTCAATCTGCTTCACTTAGGTCTAGATTTCCAGCTGGAGACTTTTCTCAGTTTGGTGTTAGTTCTTCGTTGTATGAATATTGGACATCTTCAACTAGTCCTGGAGCTACCATTGATGCACCTCAACTTATTGGATTCAAAATGAATACCACTAATTTACAAAATCCTGTTGTTGAATCTCTACAAATAGGTGACTCAACTCCAAACTCATCACAAGCACTAAACGGAACAGATTATTGGATTGTAGAATCTTCAGTACCAATGGTACTAAGAAAAGACCAATATTATCAGGTATCTTTTAAGGCTTTTGCCATAAGAACATCAAACTTAGAAGCCGGTAGTCCTAACATGGATGTTTACATGGATGGTCCAGCTGTAAAATCTGACTATCAAGATGTTGTAGGTAAAAAGATTGGAACAGTTGAAGATGTTAGTAACGTAGAGAGAATAGATTATCCAGACCCATTTGATTTTAATATTAGTAAAGGTGAAAAATTTACATTTAAGGCTGACGCAACAGAATTTGGTTTTCTTAAATTCAAAATAAATCATGGTTTATGGTATATATCAGATGTATCTGTAAAACCATTCGATCATTTTGGATATACTCCTCACTATTTTGATGCAATAATACCTACAACAAAGGGTAATGTTGGAACAAAAGACGCATTAGATTTTAGATTTGAATTCTATAACGATGACCATAGAAAAGCTCAATATGTTGCAGACATAAAAAATGTTGAATTTGACAATGACTTCGTATTTACAGCAACTAGTGTATTTTTTAGAAGTGCTAGTATAGAAACATTCTTTGGTGATACACCTATTGGAGATAACGATTGGATTAAAGAAAGAAGTTCTTCTGCAATATTACCACACGAACAACCTCAAACATTTCATCCTATATACCACGAGGCAAATGTAGGTATTGGTGATTTTTCTGCAACAACTATTGATAATGCCTTACACATAAAGAGACCTCAATTAGGTGGAAACACCGTAATAAAAGCTGAATCTTTTTCATCGTCAATTCTTGAATTAGCTTCAGATATAGGTGGTTCAGGTCCGGCCAGTAGAAGTGCCCACATAATAATAAATCAAAATAATTATGCAACAGCTTCTTTAATAGGATATACAGATAAAGAAAATAAAGACCCAGGTGGAGCAACGATGCTTGGTGTAACCAAGGGTAGTTTTGTAATTCACGAAAGACATGCAAGGGTAATGGCATTCGGTGTTGGCGCGACCTCTCCGCTTCAACTAGCAACTGGTAAATCTTCTAACTTTCAGAATATTGGATATGGTGGAGTTTTTGTAGGACATAAAAATGTACAACCAGGTAGTTATGAATACGAATTAGATATTTCTGGTAGTACTATAATACGTAGTGGTACCTTATTTTTACCAGATGCAGAGGTAACCACAAGTGCCGGTGTTAATTATCTTCTTGGTTCAAGTGGAATACTTGGAAGAACAAAAAAGGTAACTTTAGATAGTATACTTGTTGGAGATATTGATTGGCATATACAACCAACATATATTAGCCAATCAAGAATCGTTGGAACAGCTGGAAGGACTGTTGTTATTAGTGATGGTCCAGATGTAAATTCAGCAATTGCTCCAAATTCATATATTTTCCAAGTATCGCAAAGTGGTACTTCACCAAGGGTACAATTCTTAGGTATACCTTCTGGCTCTATAACAAGAATTTTAGGACTAGACGATGATGGAAGATTGATAACTACTGGGTCAACTAAATTATCTGCAACTTCAACTGGCGGCGGAGAAGATTATGACTGGAAAAGAGTAGGAAATACTCATGTAACCACATCCATGCATGTTGATGTAACTGGGTCTATTTCTGCATCTGGCCAGATGTATGCTGCTCTTGTTGTAGCTGGAGATCCAGACGAATCGAATGGAACATTTGGTACTGATGTACATAGGTTCCAGGGTTCTGTAGCAATTGGGGAGTGGAGTGGTACAGCTCAGGGTGTTAGTAGCATAGGCGGTGGTGCGGAGTCTCTATTTGTTGGTGCTGGCCACACATCAACCCAAGCTAACTTGAGAGCACTAATACAAGGTCTAAACAATACATCTACTGGACATGCGAGTACTACTCTTGGTACTGGTAATATAAACCAGTCTTCAGATAGTACTACCCTAATAGGTGCTAGTAATTATGCTGGTGATGCTGATTACGGATTACTAGCAGGAAATTCAAATGCTTCTAAAGGTACAGCAGCCTTGATATGTCTTGGTAGAAACCTTACAGCATCTGGTTCTGAGGCAGGTCAGGTGGTTGTTGGTAGATATAATAGGCGTCTTCAAGAAGATGACAGTGTGTTTATTGTTGGTAATGGTACTGGCGTAGGTGGTGGTGAAAACAATGCACTGGTTGTTTTTCCAACTAGAATGGATATTGACGCACCAACTACAATTACGGCTTCAGATGATGGTAGAGGTCTAGGTATAGGAGTATTTCCGGAATACCACCTAGATATTCAGGAACAAGAAGAAGCTCAGCACCCAGTAAGGGTAAAAACATTCAATAAGGCTGGTGGAAAGGTTTTAACCTATAACAGTTCAACTGGTATAATTACCTATT